AGCGCCAGGCACAAAGCCATCTTGACGCCCTAACTTTGCTCAGGCAATGGGCCCACATACAGGATCAGGCAAAGAGCGTGGGCGTTTAATTTACAAGGCTTGGGAGAATGACAAGGGCAACGCTACAAAGGCTGTGCTAAAGGCTATAGACAATGCTGGTAAGACTTTTAACCGAATGGTAGGAACTCGCTGATGGCTAATGTAGTAATTGATATTGCAGCCGAATACACCGGCAATAAGGCATTTAAGCAGGCTGAAACTGCAACACAGAAGTTAGAAAAAAGCGTTGCTAAATTAGGTAAGCAACTTGCTGGAGTCTTTGCTGCTTCTAAATTATACGCATTTGGAAAGAACGCAGTTAAGGCTTTCGCAGCTGATGAGAAGGCTGCACGATCACTAGCCTTAGCCCTAGCCAATACAGGCAACGCTTTTGCTTCCATTGAGGTTGAGAAGTTTATCGGTGACTTACAACGCGCTACAGGCGTTCTAGACGATAACCTACGACCAGCCTTTAGAACTTTACTTACAGCCACAGGCGATGTTAAGAAGTCACAGGATGGCTTAGCCCTTGCGCTAGATATTGCAGCAGGTACAGGCAAAGATTTAGGCGCAGTATCTTTGGCATTAGCAAAGGCTTATGGCGGTCAGACAACAGCCCTTAGCCGTCTAGGTGCAGGGTTAGATAAAGCCACTCTGGCATCTGGCGACTTAGACCTAATCACTAGTGAATTAACAAAGAAGTTCTCAGGTCAAGCATTAGCTGCCGCCGAAGGCTATTCAGGCTCCATTGCTAAGTTAGCAGTTGCATCAGCCAACGCTAAAGAAATTATTGGTAAAGACCTTCTAGATGCAATGCAGATGATTGCAGGCAAAGATGGTATTGGCGGAGCCACAACAGCAATGGAAAGTTTTGCTACTCAAATTGGTAATGCAATCTATGGCATCGGTGTTCTCACAAAGGCAATAAAGTCTTTACCAGGCGCAGGATTTATTGGTGATGTTTTATCTGCTGGTACTCAAATCTCAGGACTAGGACTTCTTTCTAGATTAGGTGCATCAAGCAAAGCGCGTTCAGCAGGAACTCCAGCCCAATCGCCTGGACAACGCAAAGCAATCGATAAAGCCAATGCCGATGCAATCAAGCTTCAAAAGACAAAGAACACTTTATCTAAGATTGATAACGACAACACCAGCAGAAAGTTAGTTCTCACAGGCGACCAGTTAGCCCTTCTAGAACTAGAGAAGAAGTTCGATGTAGAACGCATTGGCTTATTTGCTGCCATGAATCAAGCAACTGATTCTGAAACAAAGATGCGCCTTTTATCTCTCATTGCTATCAAGGATCAGAACGCTGCTCTTGCTGGTCAAATCATGAAGGCTAACCAGACAACAGATGCAATGGAAGCCTTCCGTCAAGCCATCCTTGCATCCATCAGAGCATTACTAGATAAGGTCAATGCCGAATTGGCTGCCCTACAAGCCTTGACAGGCAACACACCAGTTCAGACTGTTATCGGCTCACCTAGCAGCTATGTAGGTGGCACTTATCTTGGTCCAGATACTTACCAAAGCGCATTAGGTGATATTGGATTAAGCAACAAACTCAACAAGATGGATAGGGAAATGGTTGTCAATATCAGCGTTCAAGGCTCAGTTACAACAGAGCGCGATTTAGTAACAGCCATTACTCAAGGAATCTATAACAACCAAGCTTCTGGTATCCCAATCAATTATTCAACGGTGTACTAATGGCATTACCAGCAACCATTGTTGTCAAGATAAATCTATCGGGTGGAGCTTCATTCGGTAACCCTTTTATCTTAGGTACTTCACAACTAGGCTTTGCTGAACTTGCTTCTAGCGTTCCCGTCATTGTCGATGTTTCTAGCCAAACTCTTAATATCTCAACTCGTAGAGGGCGCAACCTTCTCCAAGATAATTACGAGTCAGGTTCAGCCACTATCAAAATTGTTGATCCCAATGGTGACTTCAACCCACAGAACACCGCCAGCCCTTATTTCGGGCTATTACAGCCACTTAGGAAGATACAGGCATCTGCTATCTATGGCGGAGTTACTTATGGCTTATTTGGCGGTTACATCACCGAATTTCGCTATACCTACCCAACAGGTCAAGAAACTGGATATTGCACTTTCGTCTGCTATGACGCATTTCGCTTGATGTATAACTCCAATGTCACAACCGTTACAGGTGGCACAGCAGGTCAGACAACTGCACAGCGCGTTCAATCCATTTTAACCATGATTGCCTGGCCGCCTGCATTTACTAGCATTGGCACAGGAGCTACAACTTGCGTGGCAGACCCTGGCACAACTCGCACAGTCCTAGAAGCAATTCAGACTGCTGAGTTCACAGAGCAGGGTGCGTTCTACATTGATGAAAATGGCGTAGCAACCTTTAAGGGTCGCCAGTTCGTCTATGATGCTCAAGCAGCTAGTCCAACAATCTTCAACCAAAATGGCACAGGAATCAACTACGCTGGAATTACCTTTGCACTAGATGACAAAACAATCGTGAACAAGGCAACTGTGACCCGAATCGGTGGCACAGCACAGACTAACTCTGATGCCACATCCATTGCCCAATACTTTACGCGATCCATTACAGCTACAGATATGCTCATGCAGACAGATGCCAACGCCTTATCCTTAGCAACTGCCTATGTGACTAGCCGCAAAGAGACTTCCATCCGCATTGAAACAATTACCCTAGATTTGATGACTCCTAGTTATTCAGCAGGTATCACAGCAGCTCTAAGCCTTGACTTCTTCAACACAGTAGATATCACCAACGAACAACCTGGTGGATCAACTATTCAGAAGAAACTCCAAGTGCAGGGAATTGCTCACAACATCACCCCTAACACTTGGACTACTACAATCGCTACGCAGGAGCCTTTACTCGATGTTATGTACTAGAATTGACCCTATGAAAGAGGTGTGCTAATGGCTGTTGGATTCCCACTAAAAACGACCTATGCGAATGGAGATGTCTATTCCGCATCGGATGTAAATGATACAAATGGCACAGTTAACCTTCTTGGTTCAAGCGTTGCTTATACTGCTGGCAAGAATCGCATCATTAATGGAAATTTTGCAATCAATCAAAGAAACTTTACTAGCAATACAACAAATGGTGCATATAACTTTGACCGCTTTTTACAAGCCAACTCAGGCGGCACAGTTACAGTAACACCACAGACTTTTACGGCTGGTACTGCTCCAGTTTCAGGATACGAAGCAAAGAACTTTGTTCGCATAGTTACAGCATCACAAAGCGCGGCAGGAGATTATGCGCTTTATGGTCAAAAAATCGAGGATGTGCGTACTCTTGCTGGACAAACTGCAACAGTTTCTTTCTGGGCTAAAGCATCAAGTGGAACACCTAAAATCGGTGTAACTCTTGATCAATACTTTGGCACAGGTGGAAGTGCATCTGCGGCTGTGGTTAATACAGTTGCCACACAAACAATCACAACTTCATGGGTTCGTTATTCTTTCACTATTACAGTTCCATCTATTTCTGGCAAAACAATAGGAACTGCTGAAAATAGTTCTTTAAGCCTTTACATTGCTACATCTGTGGGTACAACTTTAGTTGCAGCAGGTTATCCAAACACAGGCATTCAAAACGCAACAATAGATATATGGGGAGTTCAGGTTGAAGCAGGCTCAACAGCCACAGCATTCCAAACTGCAACGGGAACTATTCAAGGTGAATTGGCTGCTTGCCAAAGGTATTACTGGCGTCCAAGCGGTCAATCCGCTTATGCTTATTACGGAACAGGACTTTCAGAAAGTGGTTCTTTTAGTCCAATCTTTGTTCCATTGCCAGTCTGTTTAAGGTCTACAAGTAATTTATCTGTCGATTATTCAAACTTGGCTCAATATGATGGACAAACCGTGAGAGCAGTAACAAGCGTTGCAATCAATCATTACACCAATTCTGGGTTATTGATTGGAGCAACAAGTACAGGTGGCGGATTAACAATTAGCCGTCCAGCAGTTTTAATTAACAACAATAATGCTGCTGGTTATCTAGGAATTAGTGCGGAGTTGTAAAATGGACAATGTAACTTTTATTGAAATAACAGATGCCCTATCAGGTAAAGTTGTAACTCACGCCATTATTGACCGAGGCAATGGGGAGTTTACCTCAATGCTTAAATCAACCTATGATGAAATGATTGCTCGTAATGAAGCCTCTTCTCTGTAAAGCAGGGCAACAACTTCGTGAGCAGATTGACGACGCGTTTGTTGATCGTGACCGTCGCAGCGATGGCTGGATAGGGGACTCGAAGCATGCATCGCGAGGAAATAAGAGTGACCACAATCCCGATCCGTCTAACGGAATCGTCAGGGCTATTGATGTGGATAAGGACTTCGACTCACGCCCCAGCACAGGTGCTTATCTTGCCGACCAAATACGCGAGTGCGCCAAAGCAGGAGATAAGCGAATCTCATATGTTATCTATGCAGGCAAAATCGCATCAGCTAAGAAGTCTTGGCGTTGGCGTCCTTACGATGGGATTAACCGCCACGATCATCACATCCATATTTCATTCACTAAAGAAGGCGACCAAAACGGTAGCTGGTTTGATATCCCGATGCTAGGAGCAGACAGATGATGCAAGACCTTAAAACAGCAGCAGGCTCATGGGCTAGAGCATTTTTAGTAGCAGTTCTCTCATTAGCAGCAGCTGGTGTTACAGAGCCAAAAGCGTTAATCGCTGCTGGACTTTCATCATGCTTGCCACCAATTATTCGTTGGTTAAACCCTAACGACTCAAGTTACGGCATCAAAGCATAATGACTGCCCTTAACTGGGCGGCTCTAGCAGTTGCAGTTATCTCAATCGTCACAGCCTTTGCAGGATCAATCCGCTGGCTAGTGAAGCATTACTTGAATGAACTAAAACCTAACGGTGGTTCGTCAATGAATGACAGATTGAATCGACTTGAAGGGCGTG